CTGGGGAGTCGTCCGAATTACCCCCAGACCTAATACCTGTGGGAGGACCCGTAAGTTGTGCATAACGTGTGCATAACTACAGATCATGCTCCCGGTTTTTGAGTTGCGAGTGCGAACTGGAAGCCCCTCTCGAAGTTGAAGTTTAGCCGTAGGTTTACCGTTGCCTCTACGATCTCGTTGAACCGAAGTCGCGGCTTATAGGACGGCGCACGATCGACATAGATAAACAAAGGGCGTAGTCGCTTTCCGAATCCACTATCAATGCGTTCGTAGATACCCGGCGCGAGATGTTTGTTCTTCTCTCGATTAGGTACGACGTTGAATATAGGGTACTTCGGACGAGGTTTAGGACGTTGTAAACCTCTCAAATTTGCTTCTTTCCTTCGTCTTGCTCGCGCTGCATTACGCTCTTGCGCTTCCTCAATCGGGCTGCGATTGGTGTTCTTCGGCTTGGATGTCTTGCGCGGTGATGGTGATTTCGGCTTTCTGCTTTTGCGCTGGAAAGGATCACCGATCTCTAGTTGCGAAAGTATCCGAGTATAGAATCCTGGTGGTACGTTACCGAACGCATCCCTTGGCGCGAAGTTAGTAGGCACTGCGAAATACCCGGGGAGCATCAAACCGTTATAAACCAATAGACGCTCGAATGCCGTTTCCCTTCTTTGCCCTCCCTTGATTTGAGAGCGAAGGTATTGGTCTGGCGTTCCTCTTACTCCACCGTTATCCGTGATGGAGTTATACCCATCTTTAAGTTTGACGACCGCAACAAGATTGCGCTTCGTCGCTGCCTTAACAAATGTTCCGTTCAGCGTGTAAGGTTTAGGTCTATCGAATACGCTTTGCATTCGCTCGATGATCGTCTTTTGAGCATCTTTCGCAGTTTGCGTCAGTGCGTAAGCAGTAGCGAAAGGCACTTGGTTTTTCGGTAGCCCGACTAAAAACGCTTCTGCTCTCCGAAAGTCTGTGCGAACGTCTAGTTGCATAGGTGCCTCGGTGGTCGGCTCTTAATACCAAGTAGTCATGTGGATGTGTGCCGGTCGAGGCGTAAACTGTGGGGTGCATAAACCCCAATTATGCAAGCGTATAGCATTATTTCGGGGCAGCGTCAACTAGCAGATAGAAATGCACCTTCTCCTCTGCCGTGCGAAGTCTACGCATCATGGTTCGGCGGGACATATAGAGCCGCCCTGCCTTAAACCATAGCGGCCCTGTGGTGCAGTAGTAGATCACTAGAATTTGTCGCAATGGTTGTGGGATTTTAGCCACTGCCGCATCGATCTCTGCGATATCGTCAGGCGCATCGGCTCCTGTCTGTGACGCTCTTGCACCCATATTCGCCCAAAAGAAAGCCGAAGCACTTGGGTATCCCGAGACGGTACGTCCACGGCACCACTTACCCCATTGACCTAGTCGTACTCGAGTCCATTCGATCACCGCATATACTCCTGCTTGATCTTCAACTCGTACCGCTCGACCAAATCCCTAACGGTTTGTTCTGGCTCCCTAGCCTCGATCCACTCCCCGCGAGGCTCCCAGACGTTCTTGGCTAACTGCTGCGTTTCGGAGAGTTTGCCGTTCTTGCTCTTGATCTCTAGCCAACAGATAAAGTAGTTAGGGCCGTCGTACTCGGCTGGTTGCGGTAATAGCCTTAAAGCGAGTTTGTCGGGTATTCCGATTCCGGCTTTGGTGTAGTCGATTACGGAGAATCCTGCGTCTCTCACGGCTTTCGTGATCTCGCTGTCGTTCAAATCGCGTCGGGCGGCGTGGCGCATAATCTAGGCTAATCGTATAGCAGGGATCGGGTTGCCAGTCATCGGCCCGAGCCGTATTGATCAGTCGTCCGAGAAATATGCGCCACCATATCCTATTGGACTGTTTGAGGGGTGGCCCCTCCTCCGGATAGCCTAGCGATGCCTCGCTCGCCGAAGAGGTGCCAGACCATTGATTTAATATGTGGGTCACCGAGAACCTCTTTCGGGTCAGCCTGTCTAATGAAATCCCCTACACGGCCTTTCAGCCATTGGATTCTCTCGGGGATGTCAGGGTCACCGGCTCGTTGGGTATAGCGAGCGAGCAGCGCATCGCAGAGTCGCAGCATACTGATCGGGTTGCCTTCGACGCTATCCCAGTATTTCTGACTCTTGCCTTCGTTGATCTCGAATATCTGCTGATCGGCGGCTTTCTGTTTGTCGGTTTTCTGTTTCGGCTCCGTCGGGTCGGCCTTGCCTTTGCGCAGTTCGAATAGTCCCTGCCATTGATTAGAAACCGACTGGTTCACCACCTCCGCTTGATCCGCGCCATACTTCGAAAGTTTTAACGCAGCAGCGTGGAGCGATACGTCTTTTAGAGGCTTGCGGATTGCTTTGCGATAGGCGACCCATCGTTCCCAAGCATCTTTGTCCAAGCCCTCGATATGCTCAATGCTCATGTCGCGCCTCCAATCTTTTTTCGATCATCGCCATCGACTGACTGACTTGTTCGTCGGTGAGATTAAAACCGATCTCGCTAGCGAGAGCCAATGCGCGGTCGGTTCGTTCTTGCGAGTCAGCGGTGATTGCTAACCAGAGTGCGGATTCAAATGCTTCTGTCTGTGTCATGTAATTCCCCGTATATGTGAATATCTACCGTTAAAGTGTATATACAGTCCGTATGCCCTTTGGTGGATTCTGCGTGGTGTAGACGGAGTACGCCTACACGAATCACGCAGATATGCCCTTCGGAGCCATCCTGCTGTGAGCGACTTTTCTCGAGTTTCCTCGATGCGGTTCGCGCTTCCTCACTAGTGCTGCGCGCCTAGAATCCCGCTACCCCGGTCTAGGTTTAAGCCCTGTCTGCGCGTGGTTTCCCCGACCAGATGAGCCGAGAAGATAGGGGATTGACGGAGGTAAAGGTCGGCTTTACCATACATCAATCTCCTATCCCCGTAGGGGATCATATCCGCACCCCGTAGCGGAGTAAAGCCCCGGCCCCTCAAAAGGTCGGGGTTTTGCTTTCTGGGCCGTTCTGGGCGATTCCTAGCCATCCTATCCCTGCCCTTCCCCAAGGCTAGGGGTGGCCCCATACGCCTTCCTGTGGGCTTCTAGGGCAGCGGGTAGTTGGTACTCCCGTCCCCTAGGGAAATAGCCCTGTTTACGCCACCGGAGGATCGCCGGAGGGGTCACGCCGAACGCCTTTGCCATCTTGTTCTGGGAGCCGAAAAGGGCTACTGCCTCTTGGGGGGTCAATTATTTTCTCCTAGGGGGTTTACATCTGTTTAGGGCTTTAGTATAGTTCACGCCATGGGGGACAAACAACCCCGCCCACAGATAGGAGACAGACAAATGGCTTATATGAATCAGGAACGCAAAGCAAAGATCGCCGAAGCCCTCAAGCCGGTTCTGGCGAAGTACAAGATGAAAGGCACCCTCTCGGTGCGACACCATAGCGCAATCGTTCTTACCCTTAAGAAAGGCCCGATCGACTTTGGTAAGACCGAAGGAAGCGTTAACGTATTCTGGATCGATCACCACTACGAAGGCGTAGCGCGAGACTTTCTCAAAGAAGCCCACGACGCTTTGCTCTCGGCGGGGTGGTACGACCGCAGCGATGCCATGACCGACTATTTCGACATCGCTTACTACACCGACATCAATATCGGCGCATGGGGCAAGCCTTACGAGGTGGCGGCGTAAGCCGCCCTCTCTTATGGCTACCGCAGACGTTAGGCTTTATCTCCTCGGCACGCTTTGGGAAGTCGAGATCGATTTCGAGTACGACTCCGAGGATAACTGGGAAGTCATCGACATCACCGAGGTTTGGCTTCTTGGGTATTACCCAGAGCAATCGAGTATTACCAAACGCGACTATGTGCGATGCAAGATCAAGGCGAACTTGCTCGAGATGAGCAACGCCGACTATCAGAACTGCGTCGAGATCGTTAAGGAGTTCATCGAGGATGCGCGGCACGAACGCCGCAGAGGTGACCTATGAAAGCCGAACCGGTGATTGCATTTCCTCTGCTCGGCGTAGAAGCCGAAGCGATTGTTGATATCGAAGTGCTAGGCGAAGGCGAAGATACCTACACCTACTCGCTCGATTGCATCACTATCGTAAGCATCGACGGCGACTGCGTAGAAATCGAAGTCAAGATCGACGACCTTCCCGCCGTCAGCAAGACGGGACTCATCGCTAACCTAGATTGTTGGCTCGATAAGTATGCACCCGAACTCATGGCTAGCGAATCCGACTACATCGCAGATATGGCCTACGACCAATTCCGAGAGGCACACGACTATGAATAAGCAACCCGTCTGGCCCTTGATCGTCGCTATTGTTGCGGTCTTTCTTATCGCAGCAGCCGTCGAGCCGTGCGATGGTCACTCATGTGGTGATACCCATGCGCAACGATGATTTTTGGAGACAACTCGAGGAGCAGTCCAGATACGAATTTGAGATGCGAATGCAGCGTCTAAAAGAATCCGCGAACGAGAGTCTAACGATTGACGCGAGGCAGAACCCACGCCTCTCGGCTGCGTTAGAGATCACGTTGCGAGAGATCGAAGAAGTGCTAAACAAAGTCAATGGAGTAACAAAATGAATCAATCACAAACGATTGGTGCGTTAGCGGCTGCACTAGCCAAGGCGCAAGCGGGTATAACGGGAGCCGTTAAAGATTCGGCTAATCCGTTTTTCAAAAGTAAGTACGCAGACCTAGAATCGGTCTGGTCGGCTTGCCGTAAGCAACTCACCTCGAACGGGCTTTCAGTAATCCAGACCACGCAGCCTACGAAGCAAGGCACGATGCTCGTCACGACTCTCGCGCATGAAAGCGGAGAGTGGATTCGAGGGTATATGCCTATCCTTTGCAAAGACAACTCGGCACAGGCACAGGGAAGCGGTATCTCGTATGCCCGACGCTATGCCCTCGCTGCATTGGTTGGGGTCTATCAAACCGATGATGATGCGGAAGCGGCACAGGGACGCGACCCGCGAAGCATCACGGTAGACCCGCGAGGGGAACTAGGCAAGAACGTCGATCAGAAAAAGAAGGAGCAGTTCATCGAGGATTTTAAGAAAGCGTTTGATCTCGACGCAGAGGAAAAAGAGATTGCGCTAGCCGTTCGCGCCGTCCATGAGCGGATCAGTACAGATCACGACCTCTATATCGCCGTTAGCGATGCTCTCTCATCGAGAGAAAGGTCAGCGATCAAAGCCTATTTACGCATAGCCAAGGAAGCAAAATGATGGAAAAGCAATACGACAACACTAATCGTGGCGTTCTCTTTAAGAATGACCCGCAGGGAAATCCGAAGCGACCGCAGTATCGCGGTTCATTGAATGTAGGTGGCGAGGAATACAACCTCTCTGCTTGGATTAAGGAAAGCAAAAAGACAGGCGATAAATTCTTGAGTCTCTCTGTAGAGGCTAAGAAGGATGCGCCGAAACGTGCTGCGGCCCCTGCTGCCGAGCCTGACTTCAACGACGATATTCCGTTTTAATGCGTCGCATATTTCCTAAACGCACAAGCAAGGAGGCCATCGTTAGCGCGGTGGCTGTCCTTGTGCGGGATATTGACGAGTCGAAGGCGTGGCAAGTGACCGTCGAGGAATTTAAGAAGCCTCGCACGAATCAACAGAACGCCTACCTCTGGGGTGTCGTTTATCCGGCGATCTTGGAGGCGGGTGGAGAAATGCTGCGAGGATGGTTGGCAGACGATTTGCACGAATACTTCTTGGGCGAGGTGTATGGTTGGGAGACGCTCGAAGGCATGGGCAGGAAGCGTCTACGTCCGTTGAAGCGAACGTCTCGGATGACCCGCTCGGAATTCATGGAGTACCTAGAGCAAGTCAGCCAACGCTGCGCCAATATGGGAATCGTGATACCGGAGCCGACTTATGACCCGACCGATCATTGACCTTTCACCTTGGGAATACGAATGGGCTTCGCACGTTGGGGCGAGGCGATATATCGAGAACTGGGAAAAAGGCGATGCGGCGTATTACAACCGAGAACGAATGGAGGATGACAGGACGGCACAGGTCGCTGCCTGTGTTGCCGAGTTAGCCGTAGCCAAGTATGCCAATCGATTCTGGTCGGGCCATGTCTGGCATCGTAGCGAACATCACAAGTATCGCAAGACGGCAGACGTAGGGACGAATATCGAGGTTAGGCGATTGCGAACGAAAGAGACGGCGGCGGTGAGGAAAAAGCAACTCGGTCAAGGCTTGGTGTTATTCGTTGCGAAACCGATTATGCCGGAGTGCCGACAGGTAATTATTTACGGGTATCGTGATTACGATGTGGCGTGGAGTCTCGCCGTACCGTCTGAATACGACCCAGAGAACACTAGAGAACTAGGCGCGGAGTTTTTAAGGCTTCTATGAACCTACGAAAGATAGCGAAAGGAAAGCCCTGCATGGTACGGCTCCCCGATGTTTGTAATCACAACGATGAAACGACGGTGCTTGCCCATATCCGCATGGCGGGGATAAGTGGCATGGGAATTAAGGCTGACGATTTACTCGGCGCGTGGGCGTGTAGCGCCTGTCACGATGCGATTGACCGGAGATCGAATACTGATCTCGACAGGGATTACGTCCGTCTTGCCCATCTCGAAGGGATGGCTAGGACGATTGCTCAACTACGGAAATATGATTTGATCTAATGGGGAATTAAAAATGAATCTTGAATACATTGAAGACTTGATTGAGAAAAACCTTCCGAATCTTAAAGATCAAGAAGTCTATATGGCTATGGTTAGTGCGATTGCGGAGGCAATAGATACAGAAAGAGAATTACAACGCGAATACTGCGCGAGGATTTGCGAGGAACTGCCGGTAAAGTTCGAAACTGCTGCGTGCGAATTTGGCTATGAAGTTACCGAGCCGACGGCAGAAAATTATGCTGCGGCAATCAGGGCGGGGGGATGACTTGTTTTTCTTGCAAGTGGTCTATCGCTAAAGACGGCCAACTCTGGTGTCGGCTTTGGGATTGGTTAGCGAACTTGGATTGTTCGCATTTTGTGTATGAACCTGGAACTGATGAAACGGAGAGAGAAATTGGAAAACGTAATCGATGACACGCCGTATCGACGGCTATGGGCTGCGGTACTGAAGAACGCTATCGCAGAGATGGAGCATCGAGGTGAGCGAGGAAGCGCAGCGCATTGGATATTTTCCGACAAGCATGGGATCGGGTCGATGCGGTGGATTTGTGACGTACTCGATCTCGATCATCGCAAACTGCAAGCCCTGTGCATGACGCGAAACGGTCGTAGAAAGATACTGCGGAAACCGCAATGAACTGCCTACATTGTCTCGGGCGGCTATGGATGCAGGATATAAGCGGGGACTTTTACCGCTGCCCAGTTTGTAACGCGACAGGAGATCGAAATGATCGAGGAAATATTGTTCAGCCTACTGATAGCAATATTGTTAATCTTGCTGATCGGCGGGATGCTTTACGGAATAAAAAAAGGGTGGAGCCAGTACCGCCGCCTACGGGTGGAAATGCAGCGTGACTGGCGATGGGTGCCGCCCCCGATATGGGCGGCTAAACGAGGCGGGAGGGATTACTGGTGAGTAAATTAAACGAAGTGATCGAAAATCAGAAAGCGATCATTCAGAAACTAGAAAAGGAAATCACCGAGTTGCAGCACGAATGCTATTTCGGCGCGATGGTTGCTTTTTTGGTAGGCGTAGCATTAGGAATCACAGCGGGAGTTGCATCGGTATGGCTGTAGATAACGAGTCGCCCCCGGGAGCGTGGGAGAAGGAACTGTCGCGGTTGCCGTGGGGATATGGGCAGGAGAAGCCGCAGACGGTCGAGGATGTAATCGTTCGATTACGACGTGCCGGTATGGATCACGAAGCAAATATCCTCACGCGAGAGTTTGCGATTCTCAAGGCGAGACGATAGTTCCGTCGATTTTCCATGGGCGACGTTGCTTGAAGTATCGCCCTCCGCATTTGCACTCGCCTTCGAGTAGATCGAAAACGGTTTCGTGACTGCATCCCCATCCTTGCCCGTTCCATGGGCAGAACCAGATGCAGTTCTGGCACATATCGGGTTCCGACCATGCGAGTTCTTCGTAGACCTCGTCGATTTTTCTCATTTGTACTTTCGCCTCAAGTAGTCCATGCGTAGCGGCATCAAGTCGTAGTCGCCATCTTTAACGCCGTTAAGCACGACGATACCGTTCCATTCGTTGCTTTGCACATCGTCAGGGCGATACGATTCATGCTCTAGGTAGAAACGCCCTGCGACTAGGCCGTGCTTCACATGGTCTGGATACTGCTTTGAGGCGTACAGGAATCCCTGCTGATGGCCTTGCACGAACGAGGTGCCGATAGCGTTAAGGCGATTCACGATGGTTCCACCGATAGGCTTTCCGCTAAACGGGTTAGGGAAGTAATGGCAATATTTGATGCCGTCTAACTCTACGATCTTGAGGAACGGGAACCGCTCCCAATCTAGGGTCTGGCAGTTATGGGAACCGATAATGCCTTTCCACTTCGGGTCGTTGTTGGCGACACGGTTGGCGCGATTCTCATGGTTGCCTTCGAGGAATATCTTGCGCGGCTTCCATGTCTTACTGCGCGTTTTCTTAAAGTAAGAATCGAGAATCTTAAAAGCGGCGTTTCCCGCAGAGATATCTTTTTGATATCTCGCCCCCTCGAGTTCTGCGCTGCCCTTCTCGGCATGACTGTTTAGGCTCGGCAAGTCCCACCAGTCACCGAGACAGATCACAATGTCGGGCTTGTATTCTAGGATCGCCTGACCCGCCCAATGTATATGCTCTGTACGCGACTCGGGTTTGATCTGCGCGTCAGGGATAATCAGGTGACGTTTCATTCGTTTGAGAACGTAACCATTGCCTGTTGGAGTAGATGCCCGAGCCGATCTACCAGTTGCTCGTCGCGGCTCAAATCGTCATGCCCTGCTATGTCCAGCATGGCGTGGATTAGTTCGTGCGTGAACACTTGCTGACGATTACTTCCACGGAGGTTAGCGCGTATCTCGATTCGGTAATGCTCTGGGAGCCAGATGCCGACGCAGTCTTTTCCATGCTTCCATTTCTGATTAGGCACGGATCGGACTTCAATCGTATGCCCTGCAAGTTGGAAAGACTTGGGGATGCCATCGGTTCGCATTTTGCACCTATAAAAGAGCGACTTCGGCTTGTCTGCGACGAACTAACCCGGGAAGGACCTTGCCCCCGCCGCGAGTCCAACGCATGAGTTGTTCTTTTGCCCCGTCCCAATCTTGCTCGTTAATCTTTCGGCGCAGCGTACTCGATTGCAGTCTGCCAACCCCAAGGTTGTAGGCGAAGTCGACAATCGCATTCAACGCACGAGGCCGAAGGATTAGCGCAGGGCAGTTACGCAAAACTCCCGGCAGGAAGTCGCGCTGAATCTGACCGAGTAGGATTCTCTCGGCTTCTTCTTTAGTGATCGACGGGTCAGTTAATGTAACTACATGCCCGTCGAGGTAGCGCGTACTGCCATAGCCTATGGTCGGCACACCGGCAGGGCAGATATAAGGCTTAAAACGGAAGCCCTCGAACTCTTTGCAGAGAGCGATAGCGATAGAGAGGTCGGTCATAACCCGCGCTTGGCAAGCGTCCTGTCGAGTATCCAATAGTTCACTACGCCAGAGAGCAGGGCCATGTCGTCAACGCCCCATACCATCGGCAGGATTTCCACAAGCGTCATGCCAGATTGCGCATAACTGACGATCACCGCCGTTTTGACTGCGCCATAGAGGGCGAGAATGTAATACGTCATCACAGGACGAACAGAAGCAGAGAGCGAGGCGACCCAACCTCCTGCTGCCTTGACCATTTCCGTCTGCTGATCGATTGCCGCCTTAAAGGATTCCACCACGCCGGTATCGATAGCCGCCTCTCGATTCGCGCCGATCTCGGCTAACTTCTGCGAGCCGCGCTGCTCCTCGAGTTTGCATTGGCGGTCGAACATAGACAGTTCATGCTGTCGCTCGTTCTTTCGGTCATAGGCTTTAAGAAACTCGGGAACGAGACGAAACACGCCACCGAGTACGCTTCCCACTACGCCGCCGCCAAGCATTTCGATCATGGCTTGTTCTTCAACTTATCGCGTACATTAAGGTAGTGAACCACCATCGCGCCGATTCCAGCCATGATTGCGATAACGCTACCGATAAGACTCACAACCTCATTAGCCTGTGAAACCCAACTCGTTCCTGCTGCCGCGACGGATACTCCTGCCGCTACGTCGGCGGCTCTTTGTGGTGTACTCATATTCTGCCCTACAATGTTTGTTGTTGATAACTGACTACGGCTCCACATTTAGGAACGTGCGTCACCCTAATTCCAATGTTATCCGAGTTAGAAATAACATCGAACCCTTCTGCTACGCCTTGAGAAAGGCGATATGCAATCGTTTGATCTCCAAAATACCATTCAACTACTTTAGATGTAGTTTTATCGACAATAGCCATAATTGTCATCGTTTTGATTCCTGAGTAAACAATATTCGCTCAGTCCAATCGGTCGTTCCACCAGACCCATTGTGTGAAACGGTACACTTGAACGTATAAGAACCGGCGGAAAGTCCGATGTCGATATATGTAATCGGCTCCGGCTCATCTAATGTATGCAAATACAAACCGCCGCCTTGAGCCTCACCAACTGTCTTGTAGGTCTTTGATACAAGCGTTGTAGAATCGCGCTTTAGGGCTATCGTATAGGTCACATTAACGCTCGTCGTACCGTCAATAACGCAGTTCGCTAAACGAGCCACACAAAACACCGGATTTCCGATGCTTGTATGCGATGTCGTAAGGTCTGACGGCGTGGCTCCAGTCGGACTATCGGATGCGGTTTCAGCGTTAGTAACCGCTGCTATTGCAATAGAATCTGTAACTACAATTCCACCGGCAACCGTAAAGTCTGTGCCATCCCAAGTAATACGTTTTCCACTTGAATTACCAAGCGATAATTTTGGAGTTCCGCTATCGTTGCCAATATAAAAGCCGGTTCCAGAGTTGTACGCAGTCTGTCCTGACCGAATGAACCCAGCAGACGGGAGAACAATCGTTCCAGCCGTAATGTTCCCCATATCCGCATTGATAGCCGCCAAATTTGTAACGCTAATCTTTCCTGCGATTACGGCTCCGGCATTGATCTTATCGGAAATAATAGCGTTAGAGGCTATCTCAGTTGCAGTAACGGCATTTGCCGCAATTTTTGCAGTTGAGATAGATCCGTTAGTTATTTGAGTTTCTACAATCTGACCAGTTATATCAACTGCCGGAACCGCCGTTGTCCAAGACGTACCCGTATATCGATACAATTTGTCGTCAGTCGTCAGGAATACGATTCGACCTTCAAAAAGGTTAGTTGAGGGTAGCGTACCAACAATTTCATATCCGACTTTGTTTTTAGATAGCGAAAAAAACTTTGTAATCGTAGTCCCGCTATACGTTGCATCAATTTTCAACGTAGCAGTATCGGCAGACATAGCCGTTACTCGGTAATAACCTTTCGGCTGACCAGATACCGGAGTATCCGTTGCCGTATTAACTGTTCCCGTACAGTCTGTAGCCGTAGCAGAAAGCGTTGCCGATGAGGTTACATCTGTACCGCCAGAGTAAACGTAGATTCGACCCGCTGCTGGCGTAAACGATATAACCGTGCCATCTGCATAAGACATCAGCGTAACGGCATCAAGGGTCATTGTAGCCGATAAGCCGTTTGTTCCGTCTGTACCTTTCTTAGCCTTACTAACGGCGAGACGAATAACTAGATTGGTATATCCGCTTCTTGATGCAGTAAATTCAACGTAGCCGGTATCAACCGTCATCCCAGTTAGCGTATAGGTTCGAGTCGAGAGCGTGCCGGTGATGCCCGTAGACGGAGAAGCCGATACTGACCAACTGCTCGATACATCGGTTCCACCTTCAAAGATCGAAACCGTCGTTGATGCATTGGTAAAGTCTGGGCTTGATCCATCGGCATTTGCGGGAATCGCGATTGCCGCTTGACTTAAATAGATATTGACCGGCGATAAGCCGTCTTTAGCCCTTGTTACGGTAAAGTCTTTGGTTATTGTCACCCCGCCATAGGTGGCTGACATTTTCAGCACGCCTGTATCAGCAGTCAGCGACGTTACTCTGTAATAACCTTTAACCTGACCGCTAACAGGAGTGTTGTCGGCCGTGTTCAAATCTCCGTCAAGATTAGTTTCCGAAACGAGAGAAAAAGAGGTCGATGATGTTACATCGGTAGACCCGCTAAACATCTTGAAGAATCCGACTGCGGCAGAGTAATCGGAAATCGTCCCCGCCGCATTTGCCTCAAGTGCTACCGCTTCGCTAGTTAAATAACCATTAACCGTTGCAATACGTCCAGCCGATGATAGCCCAGCACCGCTAGGAGTCTCCGTTGAGAAGCCATTAGATGGGGCGTAATAAGAGCGTACCCAGAAATAACGAGTATTTGTGTCGGTTCTTGGCACTCGCAACTGGGTGTCCGCTCCCTCATAAATTTTTGTAGCAGACGAGAACGGCGTAGAGGATGAATACTCAAATACCTGATACAAAACACCCGGGACGGTATTAGTAGGCGCAGCCCATTGAAGTAAGATCGATTCGATCTCTTGCACTGCCGTAAACGATTGCGGAGTTCCTGGCTTATAAGCGGTAGGATTCGTGATCGAAACCGAAGCAGGAGTGACGTAATCCCCCGGCGCTGGATCGCTATAGTCAGTCGAAGCAACTTCTTGAAGTGTTAACTCGATTGCTGGGTCTGGGCGGAATCTCCACCCAATGCAGCGAACAGGCTGGCTCGACCAGTTAACCTCTGGGATCGTCGCAGTTCCAGTTTCCCATGGGCGAATCTTGTAGCACGAAAAATCGCAGACAACCGTTACAACTTTTTGCCTTCTTGATTGCTTGGAAAGGATGATGGCGTTGCGCTGCGCTTCATACTGATTATTACAGGCAGGAAAATCGACCTCTGTATAGATTCGCTCGTTACCGTCTTGTGTCTCGTAAGTCGAATTTAGAATCGGCTCAAACTCTAGAGGCTGGTAGTCTCGATCTTTATCTATAAAGCGACCACGCACTGCGTTGTAATAGCCGTCACTCTTACGACTTGCAGCAGTACGGATTGAGATTTCACCGATAACATTATCTTGCGTAATCGAGAATGCTGAAGATGACCATGCCCCTGCATACATACGCCACTTACCACCGGAGTAGTAGCAAGTCCCCATCATCGCCAGAGCGAGGGCTTCTATGTTCTGCTCGAACGAAGCAACCGCATCTAAAACAATATTACAAGTAAATCGTTTCTGTGTCGTTGACCCCGGGATCGTCACATTTTCGTCGCAAATATTTGCAGCCGAAACAACGAGCGACCAATCGACTCGGGAAACCGACTCAGAGAGGCCATATGTTGCGACGAGGTAATCTGCCAAGCAAAGGGCAGGATTCGTCGTATATGCGGCATAGGTCGAGTTAGTCGGATTTGCACCCGGGGAGGTATCTAGGCGAGGGTCATAGCATTTCTTACCCTGCACAATACAAGTAACGTCCGGCTTGCCAGATCGATAAGCAGTCGTATCGTATTCATAACGAATAGCAAGATAAGCAATTCCGCGACCACGATGATCGGAAGTCCACTCTGCTACGGCAGCGGTAAGAATGGAGTCAACAGTCTGAGCGGAGGTTCCAAGATATTTGCGAACGGTTGCCTTACCGCTAAACCTACCGCTAGAGACATTCCCGCTTCCATCAAGACTCAGTAAGTCCTGATCGAAATACACATTGCCAATAGCGTTGACTTCATGCCCAGCCAAAGCAAGAACTTGGTGTAGATATGCACCGTCGGTTCCAGTTACTAGGGGAGGAATAACATTCATCCCGCTAACTTTGTTTTCGCCGTAGATGATACGGCGAGATGCCATCGTATCTGAGTACTCTACATCTTGAGGAAAATCCCGAACTTTAGGAGCCTTCGGGCCAAGCATCTGCGAGACTTTGTTAATTGCTACAGTCGTAGCAATGCTAATAACGGCCTTGGTGAACGCGCTAGCGGCCGCATATTTTGCGCCGAGATCGCCAATGAATAAAACAATACCTTGGATTACTTGAGGCATGGTTATACCGCCCAGCGATAGAGAGCGTTATAGACTGGCGTATGAACTATTCCAAATTCGCCAGTGCTAACAATAGTGCTACCAACGCAGACACCTAATGTTTCCCGTCCGTCGTTCTCAAAAAGCACGACATCTCCTCTCTGCGTGTATATCGTTTTATCGGAAGGTTCACCGAGCCATGATGACACTGCTTCCTTTATCGACCCAAACGATTTGATATACGTTAACGCTGATTTTTCATTATCGTATTTTTTTGCAAGGTCAATGGCGTAAGACGTATCGCACATTGCATCAACGATTCGAGCGGAAAACATACAACAATCCATCTTGCCCCACTCAAATGGCTCTTTTTCCAATTCATTAATACTATGAAAAAGTTTATTGACCCAGTCATGTCGCTTCATTTTTCCATGTCCTTGGTCGATGGGGGTGGCGGCTTGCCGCCGTAAGCATTCGACTTATCTCCCCAACTACTGCGGAATTGAGGAATTTTTTGGGTTAAGTCAAAAAATCTATCGCCAGAATAGGCGAGACGCTGATCGGCATCGGTATACCGAGCGATAACAGGCTCTTTTCGCAATCTATATTCACAATTTACAGAGATCGAGGCAGTCCCTTGATCCATTGTAATAGTCATCGTATCGATTCGACCAGACCACATTTCTTCCGGCGTATCAACAAAATTAATATTTTCATCGAGCAAGCCAAGATATAGAGTGACGGTTCGACCTTGATAATTCTCCGTCATCACAGTAGGGATCAATGAAGAATCAACGCCAGACAAAGTGAGGCGCAATCCGCGAGCGACGTTATCAACGCTCTCGTCTATAACGTCAACCGATCCAAACTGCCCTATGCCTTGATAAGTGTTTCCATTGAAAGATAAAGAACCGACTCCATCGTGAATTCGAATTGTTCCTGAATCAAAAGCCAACTCACAAAGTACCGTGAGGTATGTAGATGGCTGCGCAGCCTGAGTTTGATTGGTTGCGGAACTCCAACGGGTCACGAAATATCCTCCACTAAATTCAACTGAAGTTCAGAAATTGTCCCCGGTCGAGTTGCCCACCCGTTTTCCGATTCTGATAGCAAAAACTTGCCCATTGGATTTCGGAAAATAACAGGAGTATTATCAGCGGGAGAGGATCGCAACTGCGGCTCAAAAATTAAGTAACCGTTGCCGCTACCATCAGAATTGAGATCAGCGGTTAGCCTTTTAAGTTCACCGTTTATTTCGACCCAATCTCCTGCCCTAGCAACCCCAACAGTAGAGGCAGGAAGTCCATCTATATTTAGGGCCGCGCCAGTCTGAGATGCTCCAGCCACCCTAGCGCATCGAGCAACAGATGCCCATGAGATGAACTGGAATGCCCCGGCTGATCTACCGGAGATTTCATCGTTAAAACTAACGTGCGTCGAAGTTCCAGAGGCGGTAAAGGCTTCGGTATATCGCCCTGCCGCAGTTCTCGTAGTACCGGCTAGAAGTGACGTACCTCCTGCCGTGGTTCCTGCATCTGCCGAGATTCTGACATTCCCCTTTCCGGAGCCATATATTGCGCGAATCGCATAATCAGCGCTGCTAACAGTAGTGATGGCAGACTGATACACATAGCGATCAGCAGTGACACCAGAGCGAGTGAGGCGCAGACCAAAGTGAGAATCAGCCGATAGAGCGAGTTCAGCATCCGAGGCACTCCAGCCCGTCGTATTAACGACTGCGGCATTATTTGTTAACAGTTCAGAACATGAAAAAGAACCCGAGAACGTATACCCGGGTTCGGTTAGCCATAAACGATTAGCCCTGCCACGCAAAGCAGCAAGCAAGGAAAGAAGGCGACGACGCTTCTGATCTGATATTGCCCTAAATGTGAGCGAAACCCCCCATCGATTGCCAGGGCGAGAATAAGTGCGTACAGCACCAGAGAGAGGAGAGGAATAAACCGCCGTATTGTCTAGGATGCGCCACGATACATCGTTAGCAACTAAATCAGGAGGAATAATATAGTCGGTCATCGGCCTATCCCATAACGTCTATCAAGTTCGTCAAATATACGACGATTATTCTCTTGCAGGATTCCCGGCAACGCTTTTTGTAAATCAGCGGTCGCGCCGCGAGCATCGATGTTATAGACCGGAGCCACGGTGACGCCTCCCATCTTATTGTTTGGAACCACAGAGCCACTTGAATTAGGAACAAACAACTCAGGCCCACGCTCGCCAACAATATATGGCGTATTTGAAGATACGGGGCCACCCATCGCGCGTTTTGTCAAAGCATTATAAATTCTTCCTCCAAGGCCACTACCACCAGCAAACGGAGAAAAAACAGCAGTTAAGATTTCTACTGCGGCAATCTGCGCAATAATTTGGCGAACGACATCCAAAAATCCCTTGAGCATTCCTCTGAGTCCGTTTTCAAACGGATCAAAAAGAAAGTTCGCAAAAGCATTAGTCATTGCTGAAGCAGTATCTTTAGCGAAAGACGCAAATAACTCTTCTTTTGCATTCAAATCGTCAAGAATGGCTTGCGTGCTTTTAGATACGCTAAATTGCGCAGCGTCAAAAACATTCTCGTATAGAGACGGAAGTTCTCCAAGCGTTCTTCGAAGTTCTTGATATTGAACATTTCGATCAACTTCTTTTTCTAGCAACGCATCATTAGCCTTTTTTGCTGCCTCTAACGCTCTTGCTTCCGCTTTCTTTTGCTCCTCGAAAGCCATCTTTGCAAGATTTCGTTCAATTTTATCTCGATCTCCTGCATAAAATCTTCCTCGACTACCGCCACCAGAGGGCCGGAGATTAGAAAGCGCAGCAATGCGAGTTTCAAGATTTGCGATAGTGGCTCTATCTGTCTCGCTAATAGGAGAAATTATTGTTTCGCCTTTTATAGAAAACTTATATTTTGATTTTATTCGATCAATTTCTGCTTCTAATTTTTTTACGCCTTCCGCAGCACTTAAAGGGCCAACTGCACCAAGCGCTACAAGTTCCCCTCTAATTAGTTTTATTACAGCGGTTATGCTTGTAGCGGCTTTGGCAAAGCCTGTAACCAAGATAGTTGTTAGACTATTGGCAGCGGCAACAACGGTAGGATCATTTAGTGCTTTATTAAGTTCTTCTAATGCTTTTCTTCCCTCGCCTGTTTTTTTTGCTGCCTCTGTAATTTTGCCAAAACTAGAGATTAGAACACTTCCAGTAAACAAGCCGAAAGCAACATTAATTGCTTTAGACGTTACCTTTGCGGTTCTCTCAAGAGTTTTCATGCCACGCAGAGCGGAATTAATCGCCACCTGTGTGCGGTCTACCGCGCTGATGACTACTTGTGCTTGCGCCATGATCGCTCCTGATCCTCTGCCTCTAACTTACAAGCGGCGAGAAGATGATAAAAATCGCTCTCTGTCATCGCAAAAATCTGATCGGGTAGGACGTGCAGCCGTAGCGCGAGAGCGTAGACCGCTCGGAGATGCCCGTCCTCTATCAGTTTTTTTCTGCATCCTCAACGCTAGGAACTGCCGAATTCATGGCCGATACAATTTCCGTAATAATCTCGGGATCGTATTCGTTCATCAACTCGATACGCTCTGCCTTGGCAAAAAGTCGCTTGCCTTCCTTGTCCCTGGCCCTAACGATCAAGGTGATCGCCATAGCCTCCAAGTCAAGGATGGTTTCATCGCCCTTTTGCTTTGCGAGCATGAAAATCTCACGCCGCTCCGCCAAGGTCATGTCCGACCAGAAATACACCGTGGTATTCCAAGCCGGTACAGGGATCGCAACCAACGTATCGGGAGTTCTCCGCTCCGCGAATTGCGATTTAGCCTGTTCTTTCCAATTCATAAAACCTCGCTATTAAGAAGTGACCGTTGAAAGCACGCCGTTACCAATAAAATTGAACGTGACTTCGATAATTGTCCCGCGCTGCACGTTATGGGTAATTTCCGTGACGAGAGCGTTGCCGGTATAGCGCGTATCGTCGCCAGTCACACCTTCCGGTGCAAGAACAAGCGCAACATTAGCACCTGTAACGAGAGCATTTTGACCAGAGGTATCCGTCTCGTCCCAATTCGCCGTTACAGAACCACTCCAAGAGGTGATTGCGATAGTGTTATACGTCTTGGCGGTATCCGAGAGAGTCGTATCCTCGGCGTACTCTGCGCTTGCCGTGAAAGAAAATCCGGTCACTTCTGCAACGGTGTTAGCACCGACGCGAACAAGACCTTCTGAACCGTGATGATTTGCCATAAATACTCCTTACGAAATAATAGTTCCTGCGTCAGTCTCCGCAGTCCGATAAGAAACTCGAAACTGCATTCGCGCTGACCCTATCGGCGCATCGCCGCTAAAGTCGAGCGTGATTTGTGTATCCATCAGGATACAGTCCTTTACAACGCTGCCGAGCGTGTTATCCGCTCCGATAGCGTTTTCAACCGATTCGCATAGTCTGTCGAGTCGGTCATCAAGATAGTCTGAATCACGCGCTACACATTCGATGATTAGCATCATCTCTCGGTCGAACTTGCGCGGATACGTTAAGGTGGTCTGCGATACGGAATCTGTATTCGTGTACACCAATGCCATAGAAACCGTGTTGGCAGGGATTGGGTAAACGCGAGACTTGGAGATCGTATTTGCGACCTGTGCGTTAGTCAGAATCGTAACGACTTGGTCGCGAATCTGTTTGCGTGCGTGAGCCATTACGGATTACCTGTCTCTAGGAGAATGAAACTTCCGCTCTCTTGCAGCATATTTGTACCGTCTTGCAGCAAGAGGTTGTTTTCCTCTGCAATCTCAAGTTTGGTAGCAAACTCGAGAACCAATACCGTCACGCCTGTGCCGTCTGCCTTAAAGTTACGAACGGTGTATTGATCGCAATCGATAAAGAGCAAGTCACCGACTACAGGCTTACAAGGTAGCGCAGCGGTCGGGATCGTGAAGATCGGCGTGCTACTGCTGAACCCTACCTCTGCGACATCGACTAACTGATAGTTACTGTCGAAGATGCCGTTGATCGTAAACCGCTTACCCTTGTTTTTATAAACGGCTTTACGACCCCAATCCGAGGGCGAGAACATCGATACTCGATCAAAACTGCTCTCGAATGTCATGGCGCATCCAGATCGGTAGAGGTTTCAAGGATCAAAGTCGTAACGCCTGTGCCGTCGGGCTGAATCTCTTGGACGGTATAAGCATCGCATTCGTAGATAACTTTATCGCCCGGGGCCGCATCGACCGGCAGACTTTTAGATGGCAATACAAGCGTGATGCGTTCCGTTGCGAACTCTGCATCGGCTATCGTCACGCCCTGATAGGGTGAGTCTAAAATACCTTTTATGGTGTAGCGGGTTTTACCAACTTTATAAGTCATAGAAACCGCCGCATCTGTGAAGAATGCACTCGTATCAATGTCGTTATATACCGCCATAGCACACGCTCCACATTTCGCTCGTAGAGGTCGGGCCGATCCGAGTAACCGATCCAGAGAAAGTCTTTCTAAAAAGCAAATCCCATGCGGGATAGGGTCGAGCAGAAGGATGGAGGTTTACCCCGTCCCAGTAGGTCGGATAGTCCGCAGCGGCGATAATTAAAACCCCGCGACAGACTCGCTCTAGTTCGAGCAAGCCCGGGATGATGTCCGGCTCTAGGATATGCTCGATCACATCGATACAGGTCACTACGTCGAATGACCTATCCCTAAAAGGCAAGTCAGTAATGACCGCCTGTTGGACGTTATCGCCGCATAACTCTGGGACTGCCTCCGTGCCTATAACCGGCTTAAAGCCGATTCTAGAGGCCGCAGCCATTAACTCACCCCTGCCACAAGATACGTCTAGAAATGACCCAGAAAGGCCGCTAATGACCTTTAATACGGGGTCGCGCCGATCATCGGACATTCCGTAATGATCGTACCGTGCATAAACCCCGCGATACTTCTCAATCTCCTTTTCGCGGTCGTCCACGCTTGGGAGCCTCTTGCGAGAAGAACGAGGGGCGGGTGTATTCCACCGCCATACCGCGACCGATTAGCCAACGGGCAAAGGTCGTATCGACATCGACTACGCGACCTCGCTCAAGAGTCTGCCCGTTGTACAAACGGGATCGAATCATCTCGACTTTCATAGCGGCTTAAATACCTTTGTGAGACAACCGGAGGCGACCGAAACTTTGCTCGGGTCTTTCATGTAATCACGAACCTTTGTCCAAGCGTTGATATTGGAGATGCCTTCCTCGACGCGCAAGTCGCCAAGTTTGCTATGCCAATATCGACGATTGGTCATGTAGTTATCGCAACCGCAGATGTAGATTTCATCGAAGCCGAGATATTCGGCAATCCACACCGCAGTACCGCCAGAGAATCCAAAGTCAGGACAGATGCCTGACCAAATATCGCACGCATCTTTGTGATGCGAAATCACCGGCGCGTGACCCTGCAATATGGGCCACAGTTCTTTGTCTTGATAGACGATATATTCCAAATTAAGAAGGAGAGCGTGCTGATTCACTCCAATCAACACGCCCTCCCTCAACAGACGATGCCGCACCGATCTGATATCAGATACCAGATTGGGGCCACCACCAAGGACAGCACAACGCTGCCCTTGATGGCGACCTTGATATGCAGCGAGATCAACCACTATTACGGGAGAATCTCGTTACACTCGGCAAACGACTCCGGATGACGAACCGCAAAGTCGCAGTCGTGGAACGCCACGATACGCACGGTGCCTTCCTTAGAGCCGGTGTACGGATCAGCCATCAGGTCGATGCCGCTCCACTGGCCGATCAGGAGATCGCTCCAAACGCCGAAGATCATCGCGGAGAGCGTGCCAGAGGCGCTGCCCTTCGAGAGGTTCGACGGAACTTGCTGCGACACCATAATCGGGAAGCCGTACAGGTTGTTCATGTCCGGCCCGAGAATGAAGTTACCCTCGACACCGCTCGTCTGCTTCGACGTGCTAGCAAGTTTCGCCTTGACCTGACCGTTGGTCAGGAACGCAGCGGCACCCGTCAGCGCATTGTCGATCTCAACTTCCTTGACAAGTCCAACTACCATCGCCCACGTCGGCGCGCCGCCGTTCGTGCCGAGGGTCACCGAACCGATGCCCGAGGTGTTCAGCACGCCGGTCGGCTTGTTGCTGCCCGAACCCGCGACCGCAGCACCGTCCATCGCAACGGCGATAGAAGTGGCGAGATCGTTACGAACGAGCGTCTCGATGTCGAGCGACGACTGCAACATCAAGCGACGGCTGTAGTCGACATAGGCCGCGAGCGTCTTGGGAGACATCGTGACCTGATCGAATGCCGGAGCGTTGGTGCTTTCCGTCGGGGCCGCATTCTCGCCAACCCAGTAGGCAGACGAGGCAGCGGTCTTGCGCGGAATCGCGACGTTACCGGAAAGGCCGGTGAGGAACTGCGCACCGAGTTGGTTAAGAACCATCTTGTTACGCAGCACGTCGATGAACGACGCAGCGAGGAGGTCGGTCGGGACGAGGTTGCCCGCCTTCGCAGTGCCGGAAGCCGTCGAGGTCGTGAGGTCACGATACACAACGTCAGCCGGAACCATGATGCCACGAGAGTCGCGGCCTTCCTTTTTCTGCGCAGCCTGAGAAGCCTCAAACTCGAACGCAGCCTCTTCCTGCGCGCGACGATCCTGCGGGTTCGAGAGAGCGCGAATCGCACGAACGAACGAGAAGTTACGCACTTCCTTGTCGCTCATGCCGATCTCGTTGCTCACAGAGAGCGGCTTGCTGCCAACCTTGTCGAGCAACGCGCCACGGAACTGCTCAATCGACGCGCCGTCACGAATGGCGGCTTCGCCAAACTCACGGTGGTTATGCCGCGAGGCCAGATCAAGAATCGCCGCAACGCGCTCGCGCTCGGCTTTTGCAGCGTCAGCACGGACGCTAGAGATATCTTCAGACATTTTAGTCTCCTTTACGATAATGATAGGATCGGCAACTGGAGCCGGTGCGGGAGCCTCGAGGGAACGCCCAACGCCGACGCTAGTATCTGCCGGAATACTCACGATGCTAATTTCGAGGGGCATCCAACGAGTAGCACGGAAAATCTCCCGATCTCCCTTCTTACCGTCTGAAACCATCTCGTTAATAACGTAACCGACAGATACGTTTGACCGTATGCCGTCCTTTACGTCTTGCCAGATTTCCTCGGCTCGCGCGCTTTTCCCAAAGCGTACGACGGCTCGTGCCACACGATCCGTTCCAAGGGCAATCTGCTCCACTACTCCGACCTGATCGGCCATTTCGTGATCTACCAAAAGCGGCGCACGGCCACTCCCAATAAATTCCATATCAATCGCGCCGGGTGAGTGATCGAGAATCTCGACCCCCCATCCACGGTCTACGCCCATCTCGCTAGAGAAAGCAAGCGTAGCACGGCGCTGATCTTCCATAATCGATTGACGCTCGAATACCGCCGAACGGAATACTCGTTCGGTCGGCCCTTTGCGCTTGGCAGGGCCAGCGTAGTCTTCTTCCCACGGCTCGTTGCCGTAGATGTCTTTCGGACGCTCGCCTTCCATTTCGTCTTCGGCTTCTTCCTCAAAGTCCTCGATCATCTCGTCGGATTCTTCGGATTCGTCCATGTCGTATTCGGACTTGGCAAAAGTCACCGTGACGGTGGCCTCGTCCTCGACGACGGCTACAACGTGTCGTTCTTCTACCTTGTCCATATTTCGGCCCTCATCTTCTCGATCCAATTCTTCGCTTTTGCGGTTAGCCCACGCTTTACCTGGATCACCGCCCCATAAAGCCCACGCGATTCTCCCTGCGCTTGGATAGCCTTCTTCGCCCGAGGAGAACCCTTCGGCTTCTTTGTCAACTTCGTGTCGCGCAAAATAACTAACCATCCTTCGGACTGTTTCGGGGGAGAGATTCGCCCGATTCTTGATATCTCGCGCACGGGCAACACCAACTTGAGTGCCGCCGCGCCCGAATTCCTCACGCCAAGCGAGTCCACGCTCGGCTTCGGATGCCATTTCTTCAGTAGGTTTTAGATCGACCGCCATTACTCAAGCCTCAAGAACGATTCTGCCGTCGTGGTCAGGGTCAATGCAACCACACGAACCGTGCCGTCGCTTCCCTTAACTTTGATCGTCAGCGTCGAGTTATCGGTCAATTCAAAAACCATATCGCCATTGTTTGCAGGGGTCGCCGTTGCAGCCGGTTGGATCGTCACCGCATTAGAGTTCTGCGTGGACATCGTACCGAGGCCGCTAACCGCCGTATTAGCGATAGCGATATTGGTATTCGATGCAGCCGTAAGTCTGCCCTGCGCATCGACGGTGAAAGTCGCTACTTGTGTGGCAGAGCCATAGGAAGCAGCCGTGATTGCGGTATTAGCGAGCGATATCGTCCTATTAGCCGATAGATCACCGCCTCCGCTCAAGCCTGTGCCAGCCGAAACTGTACGAGCAGTCGGTACTGCACCAACGTCGGATGCCCCGAGCGTAACGGCTCCCGTTAAACTGTTGACGGAAAGTACCGCATCGGTCGGGGTCAGTAATTCCTGCCAGTTAGCAAGCGTTGAGTACGGATCAGCAGTTAGGATAAACGACTTGTTGAGATCGGTACGAACCGCTACGTCGCCTTTCTCTGCGGTCGAAAGGGCAAGCATGGCACCCTGCGAAGCAACAACAAAAGTATCCGTAATCGCCAAAGCAGGGAGTTGATTGTTCGGTATCTTGCTATCTGCACCGAGCGTTGCTACGCCATTAGCCGCTGCCTTCTGGCTGACGTTGATCGCGTCCGTAATACCGTAGCCAGATAGCGTAGTCGGAGTCGATGTGATCGACGAGAAAGCCGGAGTCACCGTGGTATTTGCAGCAGCCGTCAATCGACCCTGCGCGTCTACGGTGAATGTTCCAACTTGCGTTGCACTGCCGTATGACCCTGCCGAAACCGCCGTATTTGCAAGGTTGATGGTTCCGGTAGAGGTAATCGTGCCGCCACTTAATCCGGTTCCAGCGGTAATGCTTGTAACCGTACCGACTCCGGCTGCTATCCATTCAACCTCTGTCGCACCGCTATTTAGGGCAAGCACCTTTGAACCGTTGCCTGTGTAAGACGGCAACAAATTGACCCGAGCGGCAGAGGCACTTGACGCTCCAGTACCGCCGTCAGCCACGGCAAGGTCAGTAATTCCTGTGATGCTGCCACCTGTAATGCTGACGTTATTAGCATTCTGCGTGGAGATCGTCCCTAAACCGGAAACTGCAGTATTAGGAATTGCAATCGTCGCGTTAGCAGCGGAGGTTAATCGACCTTGCGCGTCTACGGTGAAAGTCGGCACCACGCTAGCAGAGCCATACGATCCTGCGCTAACTGCTGTGTTTGCAAGGCTAATGGTTCCAGACGAGGTGATAGTTCCACCCGTCAATCCTGTGCCAGTCGCGATGCTCGTAACAGTTCCGACTTGCGGAGCAGAAATCGTAATCGTTCCTGCGCCATTAGTTACCGTGATTCCGGTGCCAGCGGTAATGTTTGCGTTCTTCCAAAGATCGGTCGAAGCGTCATAAATAATCAACTGCCCGTTCGCGGGTGAGTTGATCTGTACGTCATGAATCTCGTCGAGTTCGTAACCGTTTTGTACTTTGACGTAGATTTGACCGTTGCCGTTGTTTGCACGCTCAACAACACCGATATAAACCATGTGGTTCGGTGCTTTTGGCTTCGTAGCGGTCAATGATCCGGCAGTCGCGCCGAGATACAGAATATCGCCTTCGTTATAAGCGCCGGTATTTAATCCATCGAGAACGCCTTGGCAGACAATGAATCCGGCTTGATTAGGCGCAATGCTTTCAGCGGCAAGACCAAAGGTCGTAGCAGAGGTCGCATCTCCGGTGTTATAGGCTAGTTTTACACTGGCTCGATTTCCGGTTGCCTGATAAAGATATACAGGCTGACCTTTATTGATCGTGACCGATTCTGCGTTTCTAACGTATGCGTGGATCGTTTGTCCGAGGACAGAGATTGCATTTCCACCAGTCAAGCCGAGTTGCAAACTTCCGTCTGTTGAATCCCATGTGACTCTGCCGACAGCATTGGCAGATGATGCTGTGGTATCGAAATCAATATAGTCAGGCGTTGCGATACCGCCGGTGATTCCAGACATCGAGGTGATATCGTTATTCGCACCTTTCTTCGCGCCGTCAGGCCAGCCTGTGCGAACGACTACTTCGGTGTCGGTTTCCTCAACAACAACGGATTGCAGAGTCTCGTCAACAAAAACAGACGGTTTATCGTTTTTTATTACGACAGATTGCGTTGTTTCGTTGACAACGATTGTCATCGCGTAACCTCTGCATCAATCGTGAAGCAACCTTGAAGAAGTCGCGTCACCGTTCCAGCACCAGAGACAATTTCGAGATCGTAGACGTACTCGCCTGCCGTCACTGCGGCAGTATCCGTAGCCGAGACGAGCAGAGTGATAGTTCCGGCAGTGCCACCCAAAGTTATGCGGCTATTCTCTGTCGTAAGCGAGAGAGCAGCGGTCGAGGAATCAGCCTCGTCTCTGATTTGCATCCGAGCCGTATAGCCGGTGAGATTGACAGGGTTAGCACTATCGTCGAGCCACTTTAATTCTCGACTAAAGGTCGCACCCTGATCGCAAATGATGTCGTATTTAGCCGCCATTGGTCGCCTCCGGTTGAATCGGAGAAGTACCGCCCGGGAGCGTCACGCCGAATCCGGCGATGATTTCTTCTTCCGCTTGACGTTCGCGCATTACATCCTCGATGTCGAGGCCACGTTCCGCGAGAGCCTGTGTACGAGTCATCAGTCCGTTGTTAATTGCAACAATCTGCGCTTCGGCTTCGTTTCTTGGGTCAACCCACTGCCAACCGCGAGGAACCCACTGCGTAGCGGAGAACTTGAAAAACTTATTCGCCGGAAGATTGACAACGCCAGAGTCAAGCGTTTGACGCAGCCATCGCAAGTAAACGGGCTGGCAGAAATGCTCGATCATCCAATATTGAATCGTTCGCCAATGGTCACGCTCCTCGAGCAAGCCTTGACGAATCGAGGAATACGATACGGCTTCAAGATCGTTAGCAAGCGAGGTATAGGACACACCTAGACCAGAGGCGATGCCGCGCAGCATCGCTTTCTCAAAGTCACGGAAGGCGGTAGAAGGATGCTGCGGGTCGTATGACTTGAAGTCCACACCGGCAGGGAGTTGCGAGAACTGCCCGGGCTGAACTTCCATATTGAGCGTGCCGTCGGGGTTGTTGCCGTCGCCCTGATATTCATCACCAGACTCGGAGACAAAAAATCCCATCTTCGAGGCCGATACGCGAGCGGCGACCAGTTCGGCTTCTTCGTAGCCGCCAAGCATTTTAAGGCGCGTCATCGCAGTAGCCGTCCACGGAGTGCCGCGAGTCTGTCCGATACGATCTGCACGGAAGGCGTGGATCATCCGCTCGGCAGGAATACGCTCGGTCTTGGGGCTGCTTGACCCCATCTGGTAATCATCGGGCGGTCGAACGCGAACGTGATAAGCAATCGGCTTACCGGCTGCATCGACTTCTACGCCCATGCGAATCTGGCTTCCGTTGTTCAATACTTCGTTCTTGTCCTGATCGATCATGTCAGGGTCAATAAACTGCAAGCGGAAGCGGTAGGGATTGGCATTGTCCTCGACGAAAAGCACGAAGCACTCACCGTCACGCACTACGCTTTCGATAAAGACGCGCTGCGCATCGACCCAAGAGAGGCGACCGTCTACGGTGCAAATTCCTGGCTGCCCCCACATTGAGAAGGCAATCTCTAACTGCTGATTGGCAACCTGATCGAGAATCCCGTTCGGTTCTCTTGCGCGAACCTGTAGCGTGATGCCTTTCGGCCCGACTACGTTTGTATCGACGAGATCAAGATACCGTCGCGCATAGTCGTTGTTTTGGCAAAGATCGCGCGATCTCGCACGCATCGCCTTAAGCGTATAGCGTAGGTCGGAATCAGCCGTGCGGGTTTGCGTGATCCAATCGGAAAACAAGCGTCCGGTGCTAGCCGCCTCGAATGCTCTACGACGAGGCTTCTGCGGTTGCCGTTTGAAAAGGTCGCGTAGCCTCATGTAAACCTCACTCGAATGGTCGCGTTAGTACCAAGCCCTTTCTTTATCTGCTCGGCTCTACGCTCACGGACGACCTCGCCTTTTAACACTTCACGCTCTCGCAGCAAGTCATCTCTATTCCAACGGGAAAGCGAGCGACCGGCGATTGAGTAGGATGCAGCGGCTAGGTTGGTCGGGTCTTTTAGATACGTCTCGATATTGTCGAGAGCAATCTGCGCGAAAGAACGAGGGTCGGTAGAGTCAGTCGAGCGGTTCGGCTGAACCGTCATCGTGCCGTAGTCGACCTCGATACGCGCTGAATCCGAAGTGCGGGTGATGTATGCCACCCAGTGATACGTTCCGGCTTCGTAGTTAGCGGTAGTCGTAGAGGACACTTCTACCGTATATGCGTCGGTCGAGCCGGATGCCGTGATTGCGATACGCTCGCCGGTGATTTCTCTACGGAAAACATAGGAAAGGCTATAAGCGGTGTGAGGATAATCGGTGACAAGATCAACGCGCTTCCAAGCCCATCGATCACCAACCTGTGCCTCGGTTAACTCTTTCGTTGGGTAGTTTGCAGAGTCAAATAAATTTGCCATAACTTACCCTCGAATCACTCGCAGATTATTTGCGATGACATAAAAATAAACTACGCAACAAAGTGCCGACAGAATGTGAAGATCGGCCCACCATAGAGCGAATATCGCTGCGACCTTGAATACAACCATGGTTGCAAACGGGTCGTATTTTTCAAAGAGTTTAGCGAGAATTGGATTCATCTCTCGCTTGCCCATCTTGAGTGCTTGAAGCGTTGTCCAAATGTCCAACGCCTGAAGCACTGCGAATATGAGCAGCAAAACCGTCTGAACGGTCATTAGTTAGTAGTCTGCGGTTCCGGCTTCGGCAGATGCGGCTCCACCTGCGCCTTCAACTTCTCAAACAGCGGCCACGCACCTTGGCTCGTCGGGAGTGACCCGATCAAGTTCGTGATGGCGACGGCTTCTTCAAGCGATAGTTTCAGTTCAACGTCGGACATTACTGCACCTGCGTGGGAAGGGTTGACCATGCGTTGTTGGCGATACCTAGATACCACGGCTCTGCGCCAAGCACTTCGTTAGCCAGCGGATCATTGACCGCAAGCACGGTTCGCCAATACGTCTGCGAAATCACTTCGCCATCCTTCAGCACTTCGGTCGTTTTGCGAACGCCGATGCTGCCGTTGGACTGCACGTTAAACTCGCTGATAAAAACTCGTTCCTCAAAAGTCGCCATGTTTATCTCCTATGGTAGGACTGTCCGTCTGCACCGTCCGATGCAGATAATTAAGCCTGATAAGTCAAAGTAAACCAAATGTCTGCTGATCCGCTTGTTAGGTCAGACACCAGAATTGCGCTACCATCATTTAAGTTAAGCGCTGTTTGCCCGTTGTCTCCCAGCACTACAGTTGGCGGTGCTGAAATAGTAACGGCGCTTGTAAAAGCGCTCCCTGTAAAGTATCCAGTTGCAGCCGCAATATCCGCACTGGCAAACGGAAGGCCGCGAATGTACGCGACATTGCCCGCCGTTAACCCAGAAGTGCTGATGTTTACACACGCTGCGGTAACAGTAACGATGTTGCCAATTTTGGTGTAGTTACCATACAAAACCGTAGCGCTTGCGTTTCCACCTGACGCCGCATCAGCAACGACAGGTGTCCAAGTGCCTTCCTCGTAATCGTCTAGGCTGTTCGCATTAGCCGACGCCACCTGTGTTGCGGGAAAGATAATGCCCACGCCCGCTGCGGCAGTGGTAGTACCACCCTTGAGGACATACGAACCCGACTGCGTAATGCGACCTGCTTCGGCTGTGGTCGCCGTGCCATCCGGTGTCGTTGCAAATCTAATATCAGTCGGGTTGTCTCCCGCGCCGTGCACTTCAGATGCGACTGCCTCAATGTAAGCGTGAAGCGTAACCGCATTACTCGTCGTGTCATTCCCGTACCAAGCAAGCGTGCCTAGTCCGTTTCCGGTGGTGATGGTTGTATCGTCTCTGAAGAATCGCAGAGAGGGATCGCCATCTGTTCTCTGAATGGAAACAGAGCCGCTGTTTGCTGCAATTGCGGTAGTTCCACCAACCAGCATCTCTCCCGCCGCCGTGATGCGCATACGCTCATCGCATGAGGCATTAAGCGCCGTTTGGAAAACGAGATTGCCATCTTCAGTCGCTGAAGTTGGGTCTTCAATAAAAGATAAAATTCTTGCGTAGTCTTGAGTGTTGCCTGCGCTGTCTTTTCCTCTGTATACCAAATTGCCAAGCGCGTCATTAGCCGCTGGCGAGGCAGAGTTTCTATAAAAAACCATGTCAGGAGCAGTCAGCGCGGTAGCATCGGTATTTTCAATAATGACTTGGTCAGAAGTGTCGTTCCCGACAATATGCAGTTGCGCGGCAGGACTGCTCGTCCCAATCCCCACCTCTCCAGCGCTAGTGATGCGCATTTTTTCGCTATTAGTTCCAGACGTTCTGGTATTAAACGCTAAAGCAGAATTTGAACTATTGCCGCCTCCACTAGAAAAACCTGTAAACCTAATTACCGCTTCGGTTGGGTTTGCTTGTGGTGTAATTTCTACGTCTAAGTACGCACCTTCAGATTGCGTTCTGAAAACAGAAACAGAACTGCCCACTCCGCCATTATTAACTATCTGAGTGCGCACAACCGGAGCGGTCGTGCCGATGCCGAGGTTGCCGGAGGAGTCAAGGCGCATCCACTCCGCGTATGCAGAGCCGTTATATCCTCCCCAAACAAATTGGCCTACGCCAGATGCGTTTTGAACAGCACCAAAAAAGTTTTCGCACGATCCAGTATTTGTAAACCGAATTGCATTATATGAGTTAGTTGCGCTGCCGCCTCTCAGTATAAAACGGGAATTTAATACCGCTGCACTCGTGGTTGGCTCATATGCAGTCGTTGCCGTAGAAACAAAAAAGCCTGTTGAGGCTGTAGCGCCGCTGTCAACGTGCAGTCTATTGAGAGGACTCGCCGTGCCGATGCCGACGTCTCCGGTAGCGGTTATACGCATACGCTCCGTTGAACCGCCAGAGCCGAACGCAAGATATTTGCTTGTATCGGAATAAATTAAAGCATCGCCTGATGCAAGCGCACGAATTGTTAGGTCGCCAGCGGTATTTCCAGTAATAATTTGCCCGATTGCTGCGCCAGAATTTCTTGCTGCAATTAATGTGTTTGCGGAAGAAACGACATGAAGCGGATTAGCCGGATTCGTCGTGCCGATGCCGAGGCCGGTAGTATTTAGCCGCATTTGTTCGGCATTATTTACGCCAAAAACAATCGGGCGGTTTGAATTGTGCCAAAGTGTTAAAGCATAAATAGCGCCGCTTAACGAACCTGTGGAACTATCTAAACCAATATACCCGCTGCCACCGCCATTTGTTGCTTGAAACAAAGAATTATTTGTGTTTGTAGATGGCGATACTTGAATACGCGCAGAGGCTGCGTTTGAAACTAAAGTCGTCCCATCAAACGTCAGCGCCGACCCACTCGTCGCCACCTTGCTGCCGTTCAGATACAACACGCCGTTGGCGGTGCCGCCGGAGAGGATCGGGTTGGCAGAAAGCGAGGCCACGCCAGTCGAGTCGGCAATCGCAATCGAGGCGGTGCCGTCCTTCGCCTTGACGTTCGTAACCTCCACGTTCGTCGCGTCTACCGTCGTGGCGTTGACCGCCGTAGAGGTGAGCGTGTTGATCGTGATGGCGTTGATCGTGCCGCCTTCGACCTTATCGCCGCTGATCTGATTGTCGGCGAGCGTGAGCGTACCGGCGGAGACGTTGAGGGTTTTGCCGGAGCCGACGGTAATATCTGAAGTCGCAATCGTCGCTCCATCAATCGTGCCGGAGTTGATGTCTACGTTCGTGAGACCCGCAGCAGCAGCCGCGCCGACGAGGGCGTTGACTGCAATCTTTTTTGTCTCCGTTGCCGAGGTATCGACAATCGGGAGAACGTCCGTTGAGACGACTACATCGTTCTGGGCAAGCGACGTTAACTGACTAATCTTTTTATCGGCCATTCGTTATCTCCATCCGTTCATCCACCCGCCGCGAGGAGGCGCGGGGCGGCGTAGCGGGTTTTGCGGTTGAACTTGAACTTCCTTCGTTTCCGTCGGCGTTTCGATCTTTCGGTTCGGCAATACCATCGGGCCATTTCGCCCTATAAAGGCGGCGTAGGCGTAGACCAAACAGTCGAGGGCTTCCGTGCGGCTGCCGCTAGATCGCGGCTTATATGACCTGACACGCCTTCCCTGAACCATTCGGTAGATCAATGTCTCGGCAGTCAACTGGTCGAAATAGACCTCATCGACCGAGGCAGGAAAGTGAATGTATCCCGCCCCCGGTTGGTGTATCCGCTTCAGCCTCCCGAATAAAACATCTTTCGCGGTATCTACACCGACAATAAAAACCTGTGCCGAGGTTCGCCCTGCTCGTCCTGCTGACTTCGGCCATATCAAACGACCAAAGCCACCGGCTCCCTTAATCGCCCAGATGCGACGAGACTTACGTTTCGCGCAGTAGGCATAAACCTGTTGTGTGAAGTGACCGCCCGAGTCGATGGCAGTCGCTTCGATAAGAAGATTCCGACCGTCCTCTGTCTCTCGTTTACGAGACAAGTATCCGTCGAGATCGTTCCACAAAGAATCAGAGCCAGGATCGCCGCGCAAGACTCCATGCTCGACGACCCACATTTCCTCGTCGCGTCCGTACCCTACCACCGTCACTTCGAGGCGGTCGTCCTGTACGTCTACTCCGGCGGTGAGCAGTAGGGTCTGCTGCGGAATACTCTGCGCGGTGTAGTTTTCACGCCGTCCTGCAAGTCCGATCGCTTCGACTTGTTCGCCACGTTCCTCGAAGGTTTCCCCGAGAGCAGTATTGATCCAAGTTTGTAACGTCTCGGGAAATTTCTTCGCCTGTACGAATGCAACCGCCATCTCTGACCATGTCGTCCATGGCGAGTACAGTTCCGAAATATGGAACGATGCGATACCGCGAAAGTCCTTTGTGCCTCGCCACTCTCCGGCTGCGAGCATTTCTGCCTTGTCAGCCTCGGTAAGAATTGCTCCACAGGCAACGCAAATATATTCCGCGAGTTCCGGTTGACCATCGGGCCACTTGACTTGCGACCAGACTAGTTTTTGAAACTCCCCGCAGTGCGTACAGGGAACGTAGTAAAACCGCTGATCGCCTGACTCGAAACCCGCTTCAATGCGGCTCGATCCTTTAATCGTCGGCGTACTTCCTGCCAAAACTTTACGGCTCCAAAAGGTTGCCGTTCTCTTGCGTCCGAGCGAGATCGGGTCGCCCTCTGTTCCTGCGCTTGCAGGGTAGCGATCCACTTCGTCGAACAACACAATCCTAATCGGTCGCGAGGCAAGCCCCGAGGGACTATTCGCACCGGCTACCGTAAGGTGTCCACCGGCAAACTTTTTATGCAGTAGCGTGTTGCCGCTATCTCTCGACTTTGGGTCTGCGATCCGCTCACCAAGAACCGAGGTATCTCGAATCATCGGGGCGAATCGGTCTTTACTCCACGACTCTGCCATCTCCAATGTCGGCTGCACTAACAGCATCGGCGCGGGGTCTTGGTGAACGTGATACCCGATGACGTTGTTAAGTATCTCTGTCCATCCGACCTGTGCGGATTTCTGAACCCAGACTTCTTTTACCGTTTCGTCTGTGATCGCGTCCATGATCCCGCGCTGATACGGTGCGCGAGAGGTTCGCCAGTATCCCGGCTCTGCCGAGGATTCGCTAGAGAGTTTCCGATATCGATCAGCCCATTCCGAGATCGTCAGTTTCGGTGGCGGGTTCCAATGCCTCGTCGCTTTCTTCAGCGAGTCGTAAATGTTCGTCGTTAGCGGAGGCAAGTTCCGCAAGAGCGGCGTCGAGTTCGTCGCGGAGTTTACCGGCGATGACGTTTGCATTGTCTATGTTTACCAACTGCGGAGCCAGTTTGCTCGGGATAACTAGAATCTTCGACTTTGCGTGCGAGATATGATCTGACCAAATTTCTGCGGCATCGTCAGCGTAGATTAGTTGCCCTCGCTTTATCGCGTTCTCTAACGCTAACTTGTCGCCCTGCTCCTTTGCGAGTCTTGTCTTTTCTGCAACAAGGTCGGGCGTGTCGGAGTTTGTATTCGGGCCACGCTTCTCGAGAGCCGCTTGCAAATAACGTATGTACCAAGCCATGCAAGGGCCGAGTTCGTACTGTCCTCGACCGACTGTTGGCAGACCTTCTGCTTTTAACTGGTGAATCCTTCTTGTCGTTAGATTCAAGGCCGTTGCCAATGCTGCAATATTTACCGACATTAGCGTTCAATCTTTCTATACTTTTCGTCGATAATCTGCGGGGCCGCATTGTTCCACGACAACTTATGATGCAGTCTTCGATGGGTAGTAATCATCTCTGCAACTTTGACGAATGATGGACAATACATAACCGAGTAAAAACTTTTGACGTATGTTCCATAGTCTAGATATAAGTCAGTCATTCCGGAAGCATTGCTTTGAGTGACTTTCTGATTTACCGAAAGTATTGGAATCGTAAAAAATAATTGCCCTTGGAATGTTCCGAGTGCGTAAGTGTTTACGTCCTCATTGATTCTGCCGATAAACTTAAAAGGTCTATCGGTGCTGCAAATAAAAGTATTCATCACTTTTCTTGATGGCTTTATTTTCTGCGCTATTGCAGCAGCACCGCCACCAATAAAGTCGCCATCCTGTGCCATCGCTATTGCGAGAGCCGGAATTTGAATCAAGTAATCAAGAAGCAAGTCCAGAATTGTATCTAGACTTTTGATTCTCCATCTCCCATATTGATGCTGCTCGTTGAATTTGTATGAAAACTCTTTGTAGTCATCATCAAGTTGGAAAAAGTATTTAATACCTAAATTTTTTGCTATATCAAAACAGGCATTTCTTGCATACACAACGCCTCGACGCTCTTTGAAATTATCACCCTCGTCGAAGGTTGCCGCTACGTCCTTCTTTGAAAAGACTAAAACTTGATTAGGATATCTACGCCGATATTCATCGAGCGTATTGTCCTCGTCGTCACATATAAGATATATCTTTCCAGTGTAACCACATTTCCTCAATGTGTTTACGGTATCAACTCGATCTGGCCTTCCATGAGTCAGGATGAAGGCTGCAAAGTTGTTATTCCTCATTGTCATCTGAAGAATCTTTCTTGTATTGCTCCATGATATTTTTCGTGAGCAATATATATCCGTTCTCGATGGCTTTATCAAAATCGATGATGACTAGTGCAGACTTTTCCATCAACAACTGCATTTCAGAGTTTGCGTATGCGTAATAGTTTGCAATCTCTCTAAAGTCAAATATGGTATGTCTCTCTGCTGCCGATATCAGGAATGATTTTTCTTCATCCGTTACCAAGGATGCTTTGATTTCTTCAATCAGTGCTTTTGTCTTCTCTCTATTTGAGAGCAAATCAACACTTGGCTTTTCACCAGACGGTTCGTATTTCGGCGCTTCAATCTTTCGCGTATATGGTTCTTCTCTTTGAAGGTTTATATCCTTCAATGAAAGTGCTTTTATTTCGGAATTCGAGAATCCTACAGATTCACTTTCTATCCCTAACTCGCCCAATTCCTTTAACTCGAGAGACAGTAATTTTTCATCCCATCCTGCGTTGAGTGCAATCTTATTGTCTGCGATAACGTATGCACGTTTTTGTGCTTCCGTTAATCCCCTCAACCGGATACAAGGGACTTCCGTAAGATTTAACTTACGTGCGGCTAAAACTCTGCCATGTCCTGCAATGATGCCATTGTGCTGATCAATCAATATCGGATTTGTGAATCCGAACTCTCGAATGCTCCCGGCTATTTGGGCGACTTGTGAATCTGGATGCGTTCGACTGTTTTTTGCGAACGGAATCAAGTCGGTAACGGCCAGCGTTTCAACTTGTAACATGGTTAAACTATGGTCACTTTTTGTGAAGTGAAATCCGAATTAAAACTTCTGTGCCTACAGAAACATCGGGCTCCTTTTTCCC